GGCCGTATTGACCAAAAGGCGAAACGCGCTCGTATTTACGACTCCGCCGCCAATTCGGGCATAAGCGAACCAGCCCCGTTGCCCCATGGGCAAATTGTTGCCAGTGCTAAAAATGTGCGGAATGAGCTCTACGCTCATGCCCGTTCTGCGAGCTATGAGATAATTCTTGAAGTCCCCGACGAGAGCGAGGCCCGAGTTCGCCGACGTGCTCGTGGTCGTGTCCGGCATGTAAGGCGACTCATAGGTCGTCTTCGCGAAGAGCTGGTCGGCCCACTCTGCTGGCAAATTCTCGGTGTAGGCGTGAAAAACATTGGCCGTACCAATTTGCCTGATCTTGTTGTTCACGTCCACCGACATCAGCCACGAAGCCTTGCGGCGGAACCGCTGACCGAGTGCCTTCCAGACGTTGTACGGGTCGTTGGCGCCGAACGCCTGCCCTGACGTCTGGATGCCGACGCGGCAGGCCGCCGCAGCCGAGATCGCGGTGAGGACGCCTTGCGGTTCGCCCGAGCCGGAGCCGCGGGTGAACTTGTCGACCAGCAGCTCGTCGTAGCCTTCGGCGAGCAGTTGCGACATCTCCGAGGCGAAGGACGGGTAGTCCTCGCCGATCTCGATCGAGAACGGGATGAACCCGCGCGCCATGTTGACGGTGACGCTGGGCTGCGCGATCGTCGCGGCGTCGTCGGAAACCTCGGCGTTCTCCGCGTCGAACGACCACGTGACACCGGCCGACGTGACGCCCTTCCAGGCGTTGGTGTTGACGTCGGTCGACTTGGCGATCGTGAGGAATGGGTTCCCGGATCCCTGCGCCGTCATGATGATCGACGGGTCGATGAACACGGGCACACCGAAACCGCCGGCCGCGTTGGTCAGCGACGCGACACGGTATTCGTTGTAGGCCCGCATCGCCTGGCGTTCCTCGTCGTCGAGGTACATGGCGGCGTCGGGCATGGTGACGAGCTTGTGCCAGGCCGAGCGGTAGTGCTCGTTCTCAGTGACGAGGATGCGCCGGGCCAGATCGGTGTTGGTGCGGATCTGGCGCTCGACTTGGACCTTCTCGTCGCTGTTGAGGTGGGCAGACGCGCTGCGGTCCTCCAGGACCCGCATCGCCTTGTCGCGGGCCTGCGGGATCGTCATGCGCCGCACGTCGCCGTAGGCGTCGTCCTTGTCCTTGCCCAGGTTGAGGTAGGCGGTCTCGACGGCCTTGGGACGGCGGCGGAAGACCTCCTGCACCGCGCGGTGCTCGTCGATCATCTTGACGGCCTTGTCGCGCAGCTTGAGTCCGTAGGCGAACGCCTTCTGCTCGTCGGGGGTCTTGTCGCGCAGTTCGCCGGTGTCCTCGTCCTGGTGGATGGTGCGCAGGTGTGCGTCGAGGACTTCCAGGTAGCCCTGGAGTTCTTCGGGAGTTTTGCCGCGCAGTTCCTCGGGGATCTGGTCGTCGCGCAGCACGGTGGCGTCCTTGCCGCGAAGTTCGGCAAGGATTTCGATTGTGCTCATTTAGAGGATGCCTCTCAGGCGAAGCGAGTCGCCGTCTAGGGCGAGTCGCGCGGGTAGGGAATCGCTTGGCCGGCTGTCCTCTCGGGTCCGGCCGTTGTCACCGCCACCCGCGCTCCGCGCGCCGGGTCGCCCGGTGAGGTCTGTGAGGTCCACGGCGAGCCCGGTGTGGGCTGCCAGCTCGTGGACGAGGGTGCGGATTTCGTCGGGCGCCATCGCGGCCAGCAGCGAGCGCACGGAGACGCTGGTGTGGTCGTAGGCGGGGAACACGACCGGGCCGAGCTCGTGGGTTTCGGCTTCACGGATTTCGCGCAGGTCGACGTCGCCGCCGCGGCTGGTCCACTTGTCGCCGCCTTTGGCGATGGCGAAGCGGAACGACATGCCTTTGACGGCCTTTCCGGCGATGGCCTCGCGGACGCGTTCGACATCGGGATGCGTGAACAGGCGTGCGCGCACGTGCAGGCCCCGGCTGTCCTCGGCGAGACGTTCGATTGTCCCGATCGGGACGCCGCCGATGCGGGGGTCCTTGCCGTGGTCGAACTGCAGGACGGGCATGCGCTGCTCGAGGCTGCGCTTGAACGCGCCGGGCAGGATGACCTCGTCGAAATCGCCCTGCATGTCCTTGATGCGGGCGGTGCTGTTGAACACGGCGGCATAGCCTTCGAGGGTGCGCCCGTCGCCGCCTGCGCCGTCTTGGGTGAAGTCGAAGGCGCGCGTGCACAGGCCGCCGGTGCTTGCCGCGCGGCCGTCGTCTGCGAAGTCGATGCCGTACTTCTTTCCGGCCGCCTTGATCCGGGCCTTGATGCGAGCGAGTTGTTCGGGGCTGTATTTGGCGGCGTTGCGTTCCTGGTTCACGTAGGACCAGGCGGCGCGGCAGTGTTCTTCGGAGTCCAGCGGGTAGCGCTTTTTGCCGTCGGCCTGGTATCCGGGGTCGGCGTAGTGTGCTTGCGATGCGGGGCCGTAGGGTTCGCTGGCGTTGGCGCGCAGGAGCTCGGGGCTGATGCCGTGCCGGTCGAGTTCGGCGTAGAGGGCGGCGCGTACCTCGTCGGCGAACGCTTGATCCTGCTCGTCGTAGGTGTCGACGCTCATCGCGCTCCTCCCGTCTGCGGGCATGAGAAAGGCCCGCACGACGGCGGGCCTTTCGGGTTGTTCGGAAGCTATTTGGTTAGCGGGTTCAGCGCCTTTTCGGGGAAGTCGGCACCATTGCGAGAAGTCCAGTGCAGGCCGTTGTCCCCGTCGAACGGTTTGCGGTGGTCGGCATTCCCCTGCCAGATCTGCTGCGGGATTCCCTTCGGGAAGGCCTCGCATGTCTGGTTTTGCGGGCCACCGTCAAGCGGTGACCGCCAGCGTGCGCACAACACGCACTGCGGAATCGGCCCGTACGTCACTTCGGCACCTTAGCCGAGCCGCGCACGCGACGCGCCGCGTCGTCGTAGTGCTGCTGCACGATACCGAACATACTCTTTGACATGTCCGAAGCGTTGTCGCCGTTGATGATCACGTCGGCGAACACCTCGGCCATCAGCTCCATGCCGTTGTGCGCCGCGTAGTGCGAGACGCCAGAGGCCACGGCCCCCGAGTCCCCGTCGCTGCTGGCAATATGCAGGGCCGCCGAAAAGGACGCCCGCCCTTCGGTGAAGTTGTCGACCGCGTGGCCGAACTCGTGCAGCGCCACACCCTGGGGGTCCTTTGCGACGCCCCATCCTTGCGAGTGGTTCGCCGCTAAGTACTCCCGATACGCTTCGGGCTTCCCGGCCCACAGGGTGTTGAAGTGAATCTCCGATGTCCCCAGCCCCTGCCGGTGAGTGTCCGTGGTTACCGCAAAGGCACGAGCATGGGCGCCCCCCCACTCCTCCGCCCCACCAGGCCCAAACGTCGACACCTTCGTCAGCTTTGTCTTCGGGAAGCGTTCCAGCCCGCGCAGCACACCTTCGGCGTGTTCGCGCCCGACCTGCACGTCGCAGCCGGTGAAGTCGAAGTGAGTATCCCGGCCGGTGATCCTCTTCGCCTCGGCCGCCGCTGCCGTGTTGAGCTCGTCAACATCGCCTGCGTCGGCGAGCGCCTGACGAACTGCTCCGACGAGCGACCATTTCCCGGTCGGGTCCCTCGGCTGGTGCGGGTCGAAGGTGCGGATGAGCTCATCGAGCTCGGCGGCGACGATGGCCTGGATCCTTGACCGGCCCGCCTTTTCGGCTTTGGTCGCGGCCGTCTGCGCGATCGGCTTACGGTTCACCTCGACAGGCCACGCCGCCGTGATCCTGTCCTTGGGCGCCATGAGCGTCACGGCTCGACCACCCTCAAGTCCAGATGGCGCAGGCCGTCCGAGCCGACACCATGGTCCTCGACTACCTCGAACGACAGCCCGCGTTCGAGCAGGATCTCCATCTCGCCCTTTTCGGACAGCTGAATACCGCCTGTGCCTTTCGGCGCAAGGATCTTCAACATGACCGGCTCGTCCGTCGCCCCGGCCGGCCGTTGCCAGTCGGCCTGCTTGGCCCACTTCTTGGGCCAATCCTCACCGGCCGATGTGGACACGAAGCCGGTGTCGGTGAAACGCATCCCGGTCATGTCGGGTCGCCAGCCCGTGCGGCGACGTGCCTGAATCTCCTTGATCTGCTTCAGCTGCTCCTGCAGGCTGCCCGACGGGTTGATGCCGCTCCATGCGGGGCCGAACAATCCAGACCCGTCTTTGACCACACGGTGCACCACGACATCGTCCTGGAGTCGCGACACCTTCATGGTCTTGTCGATGTCGGCCACAAGCTTGTCGACGTGCGCTTCGACATCGGGGGTGAAGTCGACCTCGACGGGCTGCTCGTCGAGGTCTTTGACTTCGCGTTTCATGCCACGCAGGCGGCGGTTGACGTCGTTGTAGTCCTCGGTCGAGACATACGACTCAAGTGCTGCGGCCGACCCGCCACCCTTGACGCCGTTCAGCTGCCCGGTGCCCCGATAGGAGCCGTCTTCCTTCAGGTGGAAGGAGAACTTGGCGGGCGTGGCGGCGAGCGCGTCCTTTTCTCTGGCGGCTCGGCCAACACGCTCGCCGAAGTCGTGCCGAGCCGCCACAAGGTGCGCGGGCAGGTGAGGTTTCGGCGGGGCCTGAACTTTCGGCTCGTCGACGTGCGGCGTGTCGGCCTGTTGCGCCTTGCCCAGGAGTTTCTTCGCCGCCCCGACGAGCGACCACTTGCCGTCTGGATCTCGGGGCTCGTGTGGGTTGAACTTCCGTAGCAGCTCGTCCACCTCGGCCGCGACGACCGCCTCGATCAGCGCCGAGCGTCCCGCCTTCGGCACCCTCACCGCGCCGACGTGCTTCTCGCCCGGCCAGAAACCCAGCACCTCGTGGAACCAGGCACTGGCCATCCGCTTGGCCATCTCCGGCGGCACATGCTTGACCAGATGGTGATACAGCGCCGTCCACGGATGCGGGGACTTGACCCACTTGGCCAGGCCCTCGCCCTTGGTCCAGTAGTGGTGCAGCTCGTCGTGGCCGGGTGTGACGTCGTGACCGGCGAGACGCTGCAACTCGGCGGCGACGTCAGGCGCGGCCATCGAGCGCTCATTCGGCGACGCCGAATCCACCAGGTCCCCGAGCGCGCTCATGAAATCCGACAGATGGTCCTCGTCCAAGTCCAGCGCCAGGCCCGGGGCTTTGATCTGCGTACGGCGGCCCTCGCCGGTCATGCGGATCGTGATGTCACCGGC